GGCAGGACTCTTGGACTTATGGGGCGTTGGTATACAAAAGAAAACAGAGAAAAGTATGCCGAAGGTTACAAAAGAATTTATGGCGATAAGAAAAAAACAACAACCTCTAGAGACTCTGAATAATTATGGCTACAACATTCTTACAATTAACAAACGAATTGCTACGTGAGTTGAATGAAGTTGTATTAACTTCTTCAACTTTTTCTAGTGCTGTAGGAATACAGCAACACGCAAAAGATTGTATTAATAGATCATACTTAGATATATCAAATGAAGAACCGCAATGGCCTTTTTTAGCTGCCGCTGAAAGTGGAGCTACTGATCCTATGTATGGTAATGTTTCTGTAGATACTATAGCAGCAACAAGATGGTATGAGTTAAAAGCTTCCAGTTCATCTGTTGCAGACGATTATGGCTCTATAGATTGGAATAATTTTTATTTGACAACAGTAGGAGTAAGCGGTGAATCGGCTCCTTATGTTTCTAAAAATTTAAGATTCTTAACTACAGAACAGTGGAAGGACTTTAGACGTACAGAAGAAAACGCAGATGACGCTGATCAAGCTACAGGCGGTGAGCCTCGCTTTGTTATTAGAAGTCCTGATGCAAGAAAATTTGGTTTAAGCCCTATACCAGATCAAGTATATAAAGTTTGGTTTTTTGCTTACAACCTACCCACACAACTATCTGCACATGACGATGCAATAGTTTTTCCTGATTTATACAAAACAGTAATATTATCTAAAGCAAGATATTACACACATCAATTTAAAGACAACCCTCAAATGGCTGCTTTTGCTCTGGAAGATTTTAAAAAGGGATTAAAAAGCATGAGGGAAAATTTACTAGGGACTGTTCCAACTTATATGTCTGATGACAGAATTAGGTTTGATTAACTATGCAAGCATTTGGTTTATCTTGTCAAGGGGGTTTAAACACTAATCTCAACCAGTTTCAAATGTTACAACAACCCGGATTTGCTACAGAGTTAGAAAACTTTGAAGTTGATCCTGATGGTGGTTACAGGAGAATAAATGGTTACACAGTTTACGGTGGAGGTAGTGCAGCAAGACCTAACGGCTCTAATGCTATATTAGGGCTTTTTGTTTATGGCGATGGCGTAATTGCTTGTTCAGGAACTAATATTTATTTTAGTTTAGATGGAACAAGTTGGTTACAAATAAATCGTTCAAGCGTAAGTGGTTCAGGAGATAATTACTCTACATTTACAGGAAGAAGCACAGCGGCTAGAACAGGCCAAGCACAAGCTTCTTTTGCTTTGTTTGAAGGGTCTAGTACTTATGGTGAAGTAGTAATTACCGATAAAGGCTCTGGTGTAAAACCTGCTTTATTTAAAATGACAGGTACAGGAGCTTTAACAGATAGAACTTTCTTTTATGAAGAAATTACAGTTAGTGGTACGCACTATCCAAAATTCTGCACTATCCACGATAAACACTTAGTAGTTGCCGGAGCAACGACCGCACTTAATACAATATTTTATAGCGGCACAAGTGACATAAATGATTTTACTTCAAGCGGCTCTGGAAGTATTGTACTAGATGATCAGGTAGTAGGAATAAAAAGTTTCCGTGGTGATTTAATTATATTCTGTAAAAATAGTATTTATAAATTATCAGACATAAATATTTCTGCTTCTATAGCTGTAACACCTATTACACAAAACGTAGGTTGTTTGGATGGACATAGTATTCAAGAAATAGGAGGCGATCTTTTATTTTTAAGTCCTGATGGATTTCGTTTAGTTGCAGGTACAGCACGTATTGGTGACGTAGAGTTAAGCTCTGTATCTAGAAACATACAATCTATAGTATCAAAAATAGCAGCTTCTATAGATACATTTACTATTAGTAGTGCAGTATTAAGAAGTAAATCTCAATACAGATTATTTTATAGTGCAAGTTCAGGTTCTACATCTACATCAAAAGGTTTGATAGGTACAATAACTCCTAATGGATTTGAATGGTCTGAAACAATAGGCATTCAAGCACATGGATTTACATCAGGTTTTAATAGTGATAGTGTAGAAAAAATATATCATGGTGATAAAGATGGATATGTTTATAACCATAACACAGGAAATGATTTTAATCCGGCAGGAACACAAACAAATATAGATGCCAGATATAAAACACCTAACTTAGATTTTGGAGATGCAGGTACACTTAAAACATTACATTATACAAAAATATCTTTTACACCTGAAGGTACAATAGAACCTACATTAAAGATAACATATGATTTTGATGATACTAATAGACCACAACCTCCAAATTATGAACTAGATTCAATACCAACCCCCGCAGTATTTGGTTCAGGAACTTTTAATACATCAGTATTTGGAGCTTCTCAAGACCCTATGGCAAGACAAGCAGTACAGGGAAGTGGACACAATATAGCCTTTAAAATATTTAGTCAAGATACTAAAGCACCTTATTCAATAAATGGTTTTTATGTAGATTATAGACCATCCGGTAGGAGATAGCAATGGGTACAAGTTATGTAAGACAAAGCTCAATGGCAGATGGAGATACGATAACTGCTGCTTTATTTAATGATGAATTTAATAGACTTCTAACTGCTTTTTCATATGCTTCTAGTAGTACTACAGGTCATCAACACGATGGTACAGCCGCAGAAGGCGGTAATATACATACAATAGGTGATCAAGATTTTTTAAATAAAATTGTAGCTGATAGTACAAACAACCGTTGGGGTTTCTTTGTAGAAGTTTCTAGCTCTGCTGTAGAACAAATTCGTATTCAAGACGGAGCTATCGTACCTGTTACAGATAATGATATTGATTTAGGCACAAGCTCTTTAGAATTTAAAGATGCTTACTTTGATGGCACAGTAACAACAGATGCTCTGGTTGCAGATACAGCAGATATTAATGGTGGCTCAGTAGATGGAGCAACGCTAGGAACAAATAGTGCAATTACTCAAGCAGTTATAGATAATGTAAATATAAATGGTACAACAATAGGACATACAGATGATACTGATTTAATTACACTTGCTGATGGTGTTGTAACAATAGCGGGTGAACTAGACGCAACTACTTTAGATATTTCAGGTAATGCAGATATTGATGGAACTTTAGAAGCAGATGCTTATACGGTAGATGGAACAGCCTTAAATGAATATATAGCAGATACAGTAGGAGCTATGGTTGGCTCTAATACAGAGACAAATATTACAGTTACCTATGAAGACGGAGATAATACTCTAGATTTTGTAATAGGTACTCTCAACCAAGATACTACAGGTACAGCAGATAATTTTACAGTATCAGCTAATAACTCCACAGACGAGACAGTTTATCCAATCTTTGTAGATGGTGCTACTGGAAGTCAAGGAGCAGAAAGCGACACAGGCTTAACATATAATCCTTCTAGTGGTCTTCTGACAATTTCAGGAGAACTAGATGCAGGATCACTTGATATTTCAGGTAATGCCGATATAGATGGTACACTTGAAGCAGATGCAATTACAGTTGATGGTACAGCTCTAGACGAATATATTGCTGATACTGTCGGTGCTATGGTTGGTTCAAATACAGAATCAGGTATAACTGTAGCATATCAAGATGGTGATAATACACTAGACTTTACAGTTGGAACACTGAACCAAGACACAACTGGAACTGCCGCTGTTGCTACAACCGTAACTATAACAGACAATGAAAGCACAAATGAAAATAATGCTATTATTTTTACAGCGGGTGGTGATCTTGATGGTGGCAACTTAGGTTTAGAGTCTGATGGTGATTTAACTTATAATCCTTCTACTGGACTATTATCAAGCACAGGTGTTACAGCATCTGGCACAGTAACTTTTGGTACACTTTCTGATGGAACAATAGGAGTTACTGCTTGGGTTGATGAAGATAATATGTCTTCAGATAGTGCGACTCTTGTGCCTACACAGCAATCTGTAAAAGCTTATGTAGACAGTCAAACATCTGGTTCAGGTACAATGAGTAACTTTATTCTTGAAGATGATGATGGTACTGAAGTAACTGTTTCTAATGCTAAAGAAGTAAAATTTATTGGATCAGGTGTTACAACAAACTGGACTGATACAGACAACGGCACAGATGGCGATCCTTATGATTTAACATTTACAGTAGACGCAGCACAGACAGGAATTACTTCTATTTATGCTACTGATTTAATAATGGGTGAAGACTCTCAAACTGCTATTGATTTTGGAACAGCAAATGAAATTGATTTTAAAGTAGACAATGCTGCAAGATTAACTTTAACTGCATCAGCATTATATCCTGTAACTGATAATCAAATAGATTTAGGTACATCTTCTTTAGAATTTAAAGACGCTTTCTTTGACGGAACAGTTACAGCAGATGCTTTCGCAGGGCCATTAACAGGTAATGTAACAGGTAATGCGTCTGGTACAGCACTAACAGTAACACAGGCTGCTCAAAGTGCTATTACAAGTTTAGGAACCTTAACAACTTTAACAGTTGATAATGTTATCATTAACGGAACAACTATAGGACATACTAGTGATACAGATTTAATGACATTAGCTGATGGAATCGTCACAGTAGCCGGAGAAGTTTCTTTAACTACTTTAGATATTGGAGGTACTAATGTAACAAGTACCGCAGCAGAATTAAATATACTTGACGGTGTTACAGCAACAGCAACAGAGTTAAACTATTTAGACTTAGCAACTTTAGGAACTTCAGCAGCTTCTAAGGTTGTATCATCAGACGCTAATAATGTTGTAAGATTTACGGGTGGTATCCATGAAGAAGCCACAACTGTTACTTCTTCTTCTAATGCAACTACTATAAATCTTAGAACAGGTACAAACTTTTTACATGATCTTACTGAGGCTACTACTTTTACATTTAGCAATCCTCCTGCTGAAGCAATGACTTTTGCATTAAAAATTATTCAAGATTCAACAGCTAGGGCAATTACATGGCCCGGAGCAGTAGATTGGGCCGCAGCAACAGCTCCTACCTTAACATCTACAAACAATGGAGTTGATTATTTTGTATTTACAACCATAGATGGCGGTACTATTTGGTATGGCTTTACCGCAGGACAAGCACTAGGGTAAACTAATATGTCAGGAGCAACAAAAATTTTAGCAGCCGCAGGTGGCACAGACGATCCTGTTTATGTAGAAGAGGTGTTTTCAAATTTTGTATATGAAGGAACAGGCTCATCACTAGAAATTGATAATAATATTGATCTTGATGATAAAGGGGGCTTGGTTTGGATTAAAAATAGAGATGCCGCAGATTCTCATGTATTAACAGATACAACAAGGGGCGTAACAAAAATTTTAAGTTCGGATGCTGCGGGTGCAGAAGCCACTGATGCAGATACTTTAACAGCTTTTGATTCTGATGGGTTTACTATAGGAGCAGATGATAAAGTTAATACAGATGATGAAGATTATGTTTCTTGGACATTTGCTAAAAAAGAAGGTTTTTTTGATATTGTTACTTATACAGGTAATGATACTGGTGGTAGAACTGTAGATCATAATCTTGGAAGTGTGCCGGGAATGATTATTGTAAAGCAAACAAATTTTTCAAGAGATTGGACAGTTTACCACAGAAGTATGGGAAACACCAAACATTTACATTTAAATCACACTACCGCTGAAGCAACAGCGACCGACCATTGGCATGACACAGATCCAACAACTACACAATTTACAGTCGGTAGTAGTAACAGAACAAACGGTGATGGAAATACTTATATAGCCTATTTATTTGCCCACGATGTTGACTCATTTGGAGAAGATTCAGATGAATCTATTATAAACTGTGGCACTTATAATGGTTCAAGTGGTTCAGATGTAGCCGTTTCTCTAGGGTGGGAACCTCAGTGGTTGATGATTAAAAATACTGAAAGGGCTGATGGATGGACTATAATAGATAATATGAGAGGCTTTCATGTAAAAGCCGTATACAAAGATAATTATTTTGCAGCAAACAGTAATGGAGCAGAAGTAGAAGGAACCCAACATACAGAAGTAATACCAACTCCTACTGGTTTTATTATTCCTAGTGGAGCTAGTAGTGAAGTTGGTGAAGATGCAGAAAAATATGTTTATATGGCTGTACGAAGACCACATAAACCCGCTGAAGCCGGAACAGATTTTTTTAGTACTTATGATTATCAAGATACAGGTTTAACAAGCGGTAGTGGTACAGCAGCAAATAGAACTATTCTTAATGGAGGTAGTAATGGTGGAACAAATTTTGTTACTGATATGTATTGGCATAGACGGGATGCGGGTACTACTTATGGATACCATGTTTTTGATAGGCTAAGAGGACAAGGAAACGGATTATTATCTAGTGGAAGCGGAGGTCAACCTCAAGGCGATTCAGCATCAAATAGCGGCTTTGATTTTATGGAAGGAGTAGATGTTGAATATAACGGAGAAATGTATTACTACACTTCAGCAGCAGGTAGTAGACATCATGTTGGTTATTTTTTTAAACGTGCACCGGGAACTTTTGATATAGTTGGATATAGGGGTAATGGCTCTTCTGGACACAATGTAAGTCATGGTTTAGGAAAAGCACCAGAATTTATGCTTATTAAAAGATATACTGGTTCAAGAGTTTGGATAGCTTACGCAGGGCCATTAGGAAATACTAAATATTTACAAGCTAGTGGTGGGGCAGGTTCAGGTCAAAATGCCGCAGCTACTTCATCAGCACATTGGAACGATACTTCTCCAACGGCAAGTGTTTTTACATTAGGTAATTCAGAAGATGTAAATGGAAATATGGATTTTATAGCTTATCTTTTTGCTTCATCAGATGTTTCTGATGTTGGTACTTGGACATCTGATGGTTCTGGAGATATAACGGTAACTACTGGATTTCAACCAAGATTTGTTATGTGCAAAAATACATCTGATGCTTCTACAGATTGGAAAGTATGGGATTCGGCTCATGGTATAGGAGCAGGAGATGATAAACCGTTTGAATGGAATATGACCACAGCAGAAGTATCTGATTCAGAACAAGACATACATCCACTTTCAACAGGTTTTACAGTTGATAGAGGTTCTCCAGAAGTTAATTCTAATGATTCTGGTAAAGTATATCTTTACTTAGCCCTAGCATAAAGGAGATAAAAATGGAATACCGTGAAAGATCAAGTGGTGATTTAATTTCTAAAACTGAAGCAAAAAAAAGAAATCCAAATGTTTCACTTCCTAAAGTATGGAATGATAGTGTTTTAGAAGTATTGGGTATTGATCCAGTATTTGAAACACCTAAGCCAAGTACTACTGGTTCTTATAAAATAGTAGTAAGAAATGGTGTAGAACAAGATGCTGCTGAAAACTGGGTTCAATCTTGGTTAGAAAAAGATATGTTTTCTAATACTGATGAAGCAACTAAAACAGAACAAGAAACAGAATATCAAGCAACGCTAGATGCCGCAGCAGCTAAATCTGTAAGATACGATAGAGATGAACAACTAGCTAAAACAGATTGGCTAGGCTTATCAGATGTTACAATGTCAACAGAATGGGCTGCATATCGTCAAGGATTAAGAGATGTTCCTTCACAAGAAGGTTTTCCTCATAATGTTACTTGGCCTGAAAAACCATAAGGATACAAAACAATGGCAGCTAAAAAAGTAAACAAAAAAAAGATGGCTTGTAATAAGCCAAAGCGTACACCTAGTCATCCTAAAAAATCTCATGTAGTTAAGGCGTGTGCAAAAGGTAAACAAAAAATAATTCGTTTTGGAGAACAAGGAGCAAGTACAGCAGGTAAACCTAAAGCAGGTGAGTCTGCAAAGATGAAAGCAAAAAGAAAATCATTCAAGGCCAGACATGGCAAAAACATTAAGAAAGGCAAAATGAGCGCAGCTTATTGGGCCAACAAGGTTAAATGGTAGTGAGGTGGACATTATGACCGAAACAGAACTAGAAAGGATTATACATCAAGCAGCGCATGAGGGAGCAAAAGAAGTATTGAAAGAGATAGGTCTTTCAGATGAAGAAGCTTATGACGATGTAAAAGAACTAAGAGGATTACTAGATTCTTGGAGAGCTACTAAAGTTACAGTGGGGCAAACAGTAGCCCGAATAATAACAACTGCATTATTAACTGCTTTAGCTGTAGGCATTTATATGGGTTGGGGAAGTGACTGATTTTTTTTTAAGATTTGGAATTGCTTTTTGTATCGTTGTAATAATAATTTGTTTAAAAATTTTAATACAAGGGAATATAGAATTAACTAGGATAGTTTATTATCACTATAAAGATAAATTTAAAAGATGGTGGAGAAATTTATGATAGAGTTTTTAGACAAGTTAAAAGATTTAGTAATAAGAACTAAAGAAAAACTAAGCGAACCTGTAAGCGCACCTAGACGTAAGGTTATTCTTGTAGGTGTAGGTATCTTAATTGTAATTGGTATTGCACTGGTTATCTAATGTTAGGACTTATTGATAGGCTTATCGGCCCTGTATCAACAATACTTGATAAGGTAGTAAGCGATAAAGACCTAAAAGAAAAGTTAGCTCACGACATTGCGACAATGGCAGAACGTCACGGTCACGATGTTATTAAAGCACAGATAGAAGTTAATAAAGAAGAAGCTAAACATAGAAGTTTGTTTGTTAGTGGTTGGCGTCCGGCAGTCGGTTGGACTTGTACACTGGCGCTTTTGTCAAACTTTATCTTAATCCCTATGACTAATTTTATATTAGTTTTAGCAGATTCAGATATTGCAATACCTTTAATTGATGTTTCTACTATGATGCCTGTTCTTATGGGTATGCTCGGTCTAGGTACAATGAGAACGGTAGAGAAAATAAATAAAGTTGAGAGAAATACATAGGAATTATTATGGCCGGAAAAAGAGCAAGAGCGCAGAAGAAAAGAGCAGACTACCGTAAGGGCGGCAGGGTAAATTTAGAAATTGGTGGTGGAATACCATTTGATGATCCAGAATACGTTCGTGGTGGTACTGCTACTACAGGTGGAGCAGGTTATGGGCAGGGGGCAAGTACTGGTTCTACCCAAAAAAGAGTTGTACCTACTTATACTGCCGAAGATGTTAATCAAGCTTATGCCGATCTTAATGCGGGTAAAACAACAACTAGTCAACTAGCTTCTATGTATGGCGTTGATAAAAAATATGTTGAAAAAAACTTAGCAGACTATAATGCTAAGATAGCTTCTGACAAGGCCGCTGCTGATAAAGCTGTTGCTGATAAAGCTGCTGCTGAAAAAGCCGCTGCTGATGCTGCTGCCGCTGCTGCTAAAGCTCCAGTACTTGATATTCCTGCTGACGGTGATTATACAGAAGCCGAGACACAAGTAGTACAAGATGCTATTGCGTCAGGTGCAATATCGGCTGCTGAAGTTGCAGCAAAGTTTGGGGTTACTGAAGACCAAGTAACAACTGAAATAAAAAGAAGGGAAGCAGTAGCGAAAGGAGAAACTCTTCCTGAAAATATGGTGTTTCTTCCTGAAACTCCTATTGAAGACCGCTTAACTGATGCACAAAAAGAACTTTTTGATCCTTATGCTACAAAATCGCCTACTATGGATGACTCTCCTACTGCTCAAGCTGCACTACAGAAAGCTGACGAAGCTTACCAAGCAGGTGACATGACATATGAGGAATGGGCGCAAGTAAGAGAAAATTTTAAGATTGAATACCCTTATGAATTCCGTGACATGGACGCAGAAGCCGCTGCTCAAGCCGCTGCTGATGCTAAAGCTGCTGAAGAAGCTGCTGCCCAAGCTAAAACTACTGCTGCTGTAACTGATATTCCAGTTGATGCCGACTACACACAATTTGAAATTGATCAAGTCTATGATGCTTTACAAAGCGGTGCTATGACTGTAGAGCAAGTTGCTGAACAATTTGGTGCTACTGTCGCACAAGTACAAGCAGAGTTTAATCGTATGAAACAAGCCAAAGCAGGTGAGACTGTTACAGGCGAAGACCCCTTTGAAGAAGGAGTTTATGAAGCTACTAAAAAGGCTTTAGCAGATAAAAAAGCTAAAGAAAAAAAGACGGCTCAAGAAGCAGCAACCACAAAACGTAAAGAAGATTTAGATACAGATACCGCAAAGCAACTAGATAACATTGATGTAGAAACAAGAACATGGGTAGCTGATGATCCTACAACAGACGTAGATGAATCACTAGCACCGGGAGCCTTTCTTAAAGATTATGAACGTGTTGATCCTGACTTATTGTTTGATAAAAGAGAAGCAGAAGGTTTAAGTGTTCAGGAAGGAATTACAAAAGATTCTCAAATAAAACAATTAGCTGCGTATGAAGACATAACTGCACCTACGGATGTAGATGAACAAGATTTTGATGTGGCTTTAGGCACTTTAAAAAAGGCAGCAGATGCAGGTGAAGTTGATCCGGGTGATTATGCTGCTTATTTAGTTAATGAATTAAACAATAATCCTCAGTGGGCTACAAGTGGTAGAAGCAGAAAGGTTTCTGTAGATGAAATAAGGGCGCTTACTGAAAGAACAACGGCTGCTAAATTTGGTGATGTTAGCACACAATCAATGGCAAAAAGAATTACAGATGATTTCATATCTGATGCTTCTTCTGTAGATAAGGTAGATTTTAGAAAATCTATTAATGTTTCACCCACTAAAGAAGCCGAAGCACAAACTAGAGAGGCTATTACAGGTACTAAAGCTACAGAAGATGCAGCACGTATTACAAAGGAAATAGGCTATGAAGCTTTCCAACGTAAAGAAGTTAGGGGTACGGCAGCTAAAGATGCAGCAATAACATTTACTGCTAAAACTGCTGAGATAGAACCTAACTTAGCTAGGACTCTTGTTGAAGACCCTGCTTCTGTTACAGCACAAATAGACTCACAAGAACCAGAAGTAAAAATTGCAATCGCAGCAGTACCACCAGAAGCTTTAGTATCTGCCCAAATGGAAACCTTAATGGCAGGTATAGAGACAGGAGAGGTTCCAGTATGGGCTAGACCTGCTTTTGATCTTGTTAATCAAGCCATGACACAGAGAGGACTAGATGCTTCTACAGTAGGACGAGATGCTTTATTTAATGCTATTATACAAAGTGCTCTGCCCATAGCTCAAAGTAATGCACAGGCTTTACAGGCTAATGCAGCCGCAAAATTAGATAGAGAGCAACAGGCTTATTTACAAGAAGCACAAATAAACGCTAACAGAAGATTGAACAATTTAGCAAACGAACAAACGTCTGAGTCGCAAACTGCACAATTTTCTCAAAACTTAAACGTACTTCAAAGTCAGTTTAACCAAGAAAGAGATACATTATCTTTTAACCAACAACAGCAATTTAAACTTACAAACTTACAAAATAAACAAAGAACTGTTGAATTAAATACTCAAGCTGAAAATGCTTTAAAAGCTCAAAGTCTAGGTAACGAGCAACAAATAGAACTAGCAGAGTTAGAGATAAAGAATCAAACTGAACAGCAAAACATGACTGCTATAAATCAAGAGCGTCTTGCAGAAATGCAAGTAGCTGCTGATTTTGCATCTAAGAATGAAGGGTTTGTTCAGCAAATGAATTTAGCTAATTTAAATGCTGATCAACAAATGCGCTTAGCTAATTTAAGCGCACGAAACCAAGCTGATGCAGAATCATTATCTAATGAGCAGCAAGTAGAGTTAGCAAATTTAAATGCTAGGATGCAAACAAATCTTGCACAAGGCAGGATAGCCGAGAACATGGGCGTAGCATTATTAAACGCAGATCAACAAAGAGCAGTTGAGAATGCTACGATGAATGCCCGTATGGATTTAACTAAGTTTAATGATGCTCAACAAGTAGAGTTAGCTAATAGTAAGTTTATGCAAACCGTAGACTTAACAGATTTTAATGCAAGACAACAGGCTATTATGCAAGACGCTACAGCACTTGCTACTTTAGATGTAACCGCAGTAGATCAAAGAACTAAACTAGAAATTACACGCGCTCAAAACTTTTTATCAAGAGACATGGCTAATCTAAGCAATGAGCAACAGGCATTAATACTAGATACTCAGGTAGAACAACAGCGTTTGTTATCTAATCAAGCATCTCAAAATGCTTCAAGACAATTCAATGCTACTTCTGAAAATCAAATAAATCAGTTTAATGAAAGTTTAGCTGCACAAATTGAACAGTTTAATGCACAGCAAGGTAATGCAATGGAACAGTTTAACGCTGCTGAAGAAAATAGAGTAGAGGCTATAAATGCAGCTAACGCTATAGACGCAGCTAAATTTAATAATCAAATAGATATGCAAGTTAAAACATTTAATGAGCAGATGGATTTACAACGCGAACAGTGGAACGCTGCTAACGCACAAGCCGTAGAACAATCTAATATTGAATGGAGAAGAAAGGCTAATACTATTGATACCGCAGCAAAGAATGCTGTTAATCAAGAAAATGCAGCTAAGTCTTTTCAGATTTCTTCTGGGGATCAAAGTTTTATATGGAATGAATTAAGGGATGAAGCAGCTTATTTAAGACAGGCTTATGAAAGTGATCAACAACGTAAAACAACTCTGTATGCTACAGCCATTTCTAATGATATAGAATCAGGCGCGTTAGGAATTCAACCTATTGTAGATATTGTAGATGGCGTGTTAGCAAAATAGGAGAGAGCTATGGGATTTTTTAGTAAGATATTTAAAGGCGTTAAGAAAGTCTTTAAAAAAATTGGCAAGGGTATTAAAAGTGCTTTTAAAGGCATTGGAAAATTCATGAATAAAATTGGTGTTGTAGGCCAAATAGCTATGATGTTTTTAATGCCTTACTTAGGCCCGATGGTTGGTGGATTTTTAAAAGGCGTAGGAGGAATGGCTGCAAATGCGCTTACAACTTATGGGGGAGCAGTAGGACAATCCATAGTAAATGGAGCAAAGTTTGTAATAACTAAAGGGGCTGAATTTGCCGGAGCAGTAAAGAATACATTTAGAACTGTAACTGATGGAGTTACAAGTTTTGCTAGTGAGTTTACTAAAACTGGTTTAAATAAGATGGGTTTTGATCCTGTTAAGTTTGGTTTTAAAGAAGGAGGAAGTTTTAATCAGTGGGTTCAGTCTGGTGCTGATCAAAGTTTTGGAGATGCTTGGAATAAAGTTTCTGCTAATGTTTCTGAAAACTATGGAAAGATTCTTGATCCATTTAAGAAAAGTGTTGAGGCAGGTTCTACTACTACTTTAGAAAGTTTGTCTGATAGTACATATAAACCAATGTCAGAAATACAAGAAATGAATCCTAATATTAGAGATTGGGATAATATTAGTGGACAAACAATAAATTTAGACCCAAATAATGTTGCTCCTATTAGAGGGTTTACTCCTATAAGTGAACTAGCTCCTACAGTAACTTCTCCCAGTTTATTAGAATCAGTACCGGGAGGTGAAGAAATATGGCAGCAAGGAAGCGCAACTCCGGGTATGGATTTATATGACCCTAGACTTACCGATCCTACACATCCTGAGTTTATTGAAGGAGGCTCTTACGGAGTTCACTCTGATAGGACAACTAGTGCTCTTACTGATGCAACAGGGAATGCACTTGCAGACACAGGTGGAAAAAGTTTATTAAGTATGCCAAGTTTGGGTGATGCGACTACGCAAGTAGGTGTTAATGTAGCATCACAAATGGCTATGGATGCTATAGCAGGGCCACCTCCTGTATATTCTCAAGGGTATGTAGTAGATGCAGGGCCAACTCAAGTATATGGAGCAAGCCAACCATACAACTATATGCAATCAGTAGCAAGTCAATATATGGGTTACCGTGATCCAGAAGGTTCTTATGGATACAACCCTGCCTACGCAAATCATATGCGACTGTTAGGAATGGCATAAGGAGTTTATAAATGGCAATAGATATGACAGATACTCCTGTATCTTCTACAATAAGACTCAACAGACCAATACCCGGACAGGGGCTTACAAGCGATCCTGATAATCCTTATCCGTGGGAAAAGCCTCCTGAGTTTACAGACCTAGAACAAGGGATACAATTTATATTCGGACGTTTAATTGATCCTGAGTCTTACATTTCTATTATGGATGTAATAGATAGTGGCACTCCTTTAATGGATGTTACTCAAGGAATATTATTTAAAGGTTTTACAGAGGGTAAGTGGAATCCAGATTTAATGATGCTTCTTGCAGAACCTACTGCTTATATGTTGATGGCTTTAGCTGAAAGAGCCGATATAGATTTTAAAGTTTATAGAGGTGAAGATGAAGATGAAGATTCTGAAACTACTCTTTTTAATATAAATTATAGTCAAGAAAAATTAAAAAAATTAAAAGAGTTTGATACTTCTAAAAAACTTCCAAAGGGAATGATACCTAAAGAGATAGAAGAACAGATTAAAGAACTTCCTGCTTCTAGTTTATTATCTAAACCAGAAGAAGAAGAACCCGCAGACAGCTTACTAGGAAGGACAGGCATATGAGCATTGAAGAGTTAGGCAAAGGTCTAGTTAAAGAAGGAAGAGCAAGACGCGATAAAATGCGTAGAAGGCAGGAACGCTATGATCGAAAAGTAGCAATGGCTTCAATCGCAGTTCCAATAGCGGGTGGAATTATTAAAGATAATTTACAACAAAAGGCCCAAGACTTTTTTAATTCAGAAGAAGTAATGAATTTAAAACGTCAACACGATAAAGCTATCCGTGGAACTGCTACTGTTTTTGCTCAACGAGATGCTATAAGTGCATCCCCTTTAAATGATTATGATTATTTTTATGCTCAATATAAACCTATTGTTGAAGCAGGTATAGATGATGAAACAAACGAACAACAAGAAGGGCTTCATAGTCAAACAGGGGAGAAAATAAATCCTGTATGGCGAGACCTTGTAGCAACCGAAACAAAAAAACTAGCAGAGGCAAGAACACAAGAGTATAGAACAGCGTTGTCTGCTGCTGAAAAAGTTGTTAGCTCTGAACAGTTTGATAGTATGCTTGTTAATAAGATTAAAGATACTACCCCACAAAACATAGTAGATGCTGTGGGTAGAAGAGTAAGCACATTATTTGGAGGTTCTTCTACTGAAGAAAGACAACGCATGGCCCTCAATAGTGTTCGCAATCATTATTTTTCTACAGACGCAGCATCATTTACCACATTCAATGATAAATACGAACAAACTGGAAATATAAGAGAGGCTATTAATTTTGCAGAGCTTACAAAAGACATGGCAGACTATGAACCAGAACTAGTCTTTGAAGACATAAAGTCTACTCATATAAAAGATCGAGATGGTAATCTAGTACGGGTTGAGGAAACACGTAATTTCGATAGTCTAGGGAGACAACGTGAATCTACTTATGTTTATGACACAGAAATACCCGGATTAGATCAAGGAGGGTTATCTGATGCACAAGAAGAATCACTTCTCCGTAGTCTTACTCAAAGGTTTAGTATAACAAAAAATCCTCAAGATGTTTTATCTGATAGGGGAATGAGAGCGTGGATTGAATCTATAGATATTAAAAAAGGTGACACCGACAATACACTACTTCCTAATCTAGTAGAGAACGTAGATGAGTATTGGGCGCTAGTAAATCATTTTAATAATTTTCAAGAAGAAAATAAAGATAACAGTAGTTATATGAAGCCTACGCGAGAAGCTCAACTGCATATTCAACACGCTATTGAAGCTTATCAAAGCTCTGATGTTTTTGCACAATCACTAATGAATTTAGATAAAAGCA